CCCGTAGCCGACAATGAAGGTCAGGATGGTTTGGAAATGATTGCCGTCGGTTTCTGATTTAGTGCTGGTTGGCACCACGCCGTAAAGCTGGACCACCTCAGACTCGACCACGACATCCCGCACGGCCTCCGCAACGTCTTTGACTAGCTGCGCGTGCTGGTCCGTGGAATACTCGTTGCAGCTCGTCATTACGGTCACCTCAAGCGATCCGCGGACAAGGGGTCCCCCGACCACTGCGTCGCCGCTTAGGTTGAGGATGCACGCTGGAATCGTAACCGATGCCGGCTCATGCGGCACCCCGATGAAGACGCCAGGAAAATCAGGACTGAGCGTCTCGCGGATAGCCTGACACAAGGGGAGGTCGATCATTGGGTGGTGTCCTCGAGAGTGAGAGTGTACGAAATTGGATCCGATGCGATGGATGCGATGTAGCGCTCCACACCCGACACCGTAATCCGGTCACCAATCATCGGGACCGGAAAAGAGTTTTTGCGGACGTAAACCGATGCGGCAAAAGTGTCGCGATTCCCGCCAATTTGCAATTCCCCGTCCGCGGTCAACTCGTTGATGATTCCGCGGTAAGTCGTTCCCTTGTAGACAAAGGTCTGCCCCATGAAGTCAATTGACTTCCGTGCGGCCTCTGCGTTGATGGCGTGGAACGTCACAGGACAGCTTTGCGGCCTCGTTTGGGTGCGTCTTGAATAAGTTCCGCCGCCACCGGCTCGGACTTGAGTTTCTTAGTCCGCTCAGGCGTAGGGTGGACAAAAAGGGAAATTTCTCCGGCGCCTTTGAACGCGCGGTAAAAGTCGACGGCCTCGGCGGATTTGTCCGAGGAAAAAAGAATCTCAGGTTTTGCGTCGGTCAACCGGCGCGTCACAAAAGCGATTTTGGTCATGGTGATCTCAAGAAAGCCAAAAGCCGCCCCCCGTTTAAGAGGGGCGGCCCAGGCGGATTGAACTAGTCGTTGATGATGCGAACGCCGAAGTTTTGACCAACGCTCATCCCGTAAAGGATGCCGCAGGAATACTTCAGAACGCCGAGGTCTGGGTCGTACCATTTACGGAACTGCACAGGCAGTCCGAGGTCAGGAATCACAACGTCGGCCACTTCAACGCCAGCCGCAGCGGCGCCGGTGGAGTCGACCGAACGGCCAGCCATCAACAGGGATGCCTTCTGGAAGGCGAAGCCCTGGAGGTATTCGCTGTTCGCGTCGGCGAGGTCCGTCTGGTAAACGTCGAACCCTGCCACGCGTGGAACAACGCCTTCGGCCTTGTCTGCGGTGATTCCAGGGATTTCAGCGCTATTGAGGGACTTGACCAGAGACGCGTAGTAGGTCGGGTTGAGAACAACCGAGCGGCCTTGCTTAGGTGCCTTGAGGTCGCCCGTAAGCGTTGCGCTCAGGTCGGCCAGATCCGAGCGATCAAAATCGCCGGCGGTCGTGTTGAGCGCGGTCTGCGCGAAGTTCGCTGCGGTCACCAAGTTCCAGAGATCACCGAACACTTTGTTGCCAAGTGCCTGCAATGCTGGCTGGATGAACAGCTCGTTGAGCATGATGGAGGACTTGCTGCGCTCGACGTCCGTGAATCCGTAAACGAATCCGAAAAACGTGTTGAGCGTGATGGTCTTTGCCGTCATGGAAACGTCGTTCACCGTGTAGCCGCTCGACAGATCGATTGCGGTCGGGTTAACGGGGAAACGAGTCGTGACGGAAGCACCCCGGCTGGAAATGTCCGAGGAGAAGTCGGTCGTCAATGCACCGAGGGGCGCAAAAGTGGATTTGAGATTTGGAAGGCTTTCCTGGGCGATTTCCGCCAGATTAGCCCCTGCGATGGTATTGCTCATAGTTTAGTGAGTGACTGAGTTGGGTTTGTTAGTCGCGCATTGCTGCGCGGTTTGATTGGTAAAATTTGTTTCGGGCTTCGACTGGAAGGCTGTGGTAAGTCGCCCAAAGGTCGGCTTTTGTTTTTACTGGCTCGACTGGTTCCGGCGAGACTGCCACCGGAGGGACCCCGAGTGATGCAACGATTTCGTTTGCGCGTGCTTCGACGGTTTGAGCGTTTGCTGAAAGTGCGGTCAACTGAGCGTTTGCCTCGTTGAGTTTTGCCAAAAGGTCCGCGTTGTCGGTCTCGAGCTTTGCTTTGATTTGCTGCAAGTCGGATGCCTCGGCTATGATGGCGTTCGCCGCGGTCAGGTCTGCCTCGAGCGCGAGAAGCTTGGTGGACGATGCTTCGAGCGCCTCAATGGCGGACGACAGCGTGGTGGGTTTTTCCATAACCTTTTTTGCTGTTGTCAACTGGCGCAAAAAAGAAACCCCCCACCAGCGAACCGGTGAGGGGAGTGACTCTGTTTCCTAGGGGAGAAAAGCATAAAGCCCCCGTCGGCGGATCTCCCGCCGCACCATGCGTCACAATTTTCCCAAAAGCATCTGGTACGCCTCTTCCTCGGTTTGCACGATGGCGTCGATCAAATTGTTTTGCAGCGCTCGAGGAGCAAAAAACGATTGCCCCCGCATTGCCTCGTCCGGCACGGCGCGGTTGCGAAGAACGTTCCCCTTGAACATTTCAAAGGCATCTTGGACATACTGCTCGAGCGAGGCCCGTTGATCCGGGGTCAGGCTTGGTCCGTGCATTGCGCTCTTAAGGTCCCCCTCGGCGTTCGTGATGGGGTCAAAGCGTTTGCCCTCGATCTCCCACATGATCGATTCATCCTCCCACGGGATTATGCACCCGACCGATCCCCACGTTGAAGACGGGGCGCCGACGATGGTACCACATGATGCCGCAATATTGTACGCCGCGGAACACGCCATATCGTCGGAATAGGCAAGCGTCGGAATCTCAAGTGACTGCACAAGCTCGGCGATTTCATGGTTTCCGACGACCGTCCCGCCTGGGGAGGAGATTTCCAGCATTAGCCCCCGCACGCCCATTTCGGACGCGTCCTCGATTTCGTCGGCGATTTGCTCATAGTCGGTCGAACCGCACGATTTTTCAATTGGCGACAATCCTTTTCCGAGGGTTCCGCAGACGTGGATGATCGCGATCCCGTCGGGCGTGACTTCCATTTCTTCCCGCGGGTTAACCAAAGCGCTCATGTCCATCCCGCCGTTTGCCGCGAGCTTGGATTGGATTAGCTGCCGGACCGCGCGGTGTCCCCCGGGAGTGATGTACCAAGGGCGAAAATAGATTTGCTCGATGACTCGTTGAAACTTCATGGTTGTACAGGCTCCGGCGCCGGGTTGCCGTTGGGTGTAAGAATTCGGAACGCGGACTCCGGTAGTCCGCTGCGTTGCATCCGTTCGCGGATCGCCAGTTCCTCGCGCTCGCGTTGGTCCAAGTGCTCGTCGAGACTTTGCCCCGCTTCGCCAAGAATGTCGGAAAGGTTTCGCATCCCGAGCTTGTACGCCTCCCGCGCATCCTGCCCCGCGTAGCCGGCATCCGCCGTCAAAATTGGTGGCATAGTAAAACCCCACTTTAACGACCCGCCCAAATCTGCGCCTTGGTACGACGGAAGGATTCCGCGCTTTATGGCCTTGCTGACTGCGTACCCGACGCGCCGGCGAGCGACCCCCTTGAGGAGGTCCTGCCGGTCGGCCACGGTGCGATTGACTTTGGAAATGATCATTCGAACCGAAGCGCCCCCGATTTTTGACGGATCCCAGTAAAACTCCGGCGGCATCCCCGCCCCGAGCATTGCGTTGCGGATTAGCCGTTCCATCAACCGGTCGGTTGCTTCCGACGGGACCTCGGACTTGAGTTGCTCGAGCTTTGCGCCAGCTCCCGCGCGGAAATAGCGGGTCGTGCCCCCGTACAGTTCCTCCATTGCAAATTTCGACTGCGGCGCGTGGTCGCTTAGTGCGAATGCCGGGTTGCTGATGTCAGCCATCCCAAGTTCGTTGTGCTCGATCAGCCCAATGGTCGCGGCCAGCTTCGCCGCCTCGCGGACGTAGCCTTGCACGGTTGTCAGGTCTCGGAGGTCAATGATTGCCGGCGTAAAAGCTGGAAGTCCGCGCCCCTGGTCGACTGCGAGCGGTTCGCGGATGAAATCCATGTCCCGAGCCGAAACGTCGCGATCATCTGCTGGAGTTTGTCCAAGGATCCGATATGCCACGGGGCGCCCGTACTGGTTGAAAATAACCCCGTTGTATTGCCGAAGCCCCTTGTACGGTCCGGCCTGCACGACGTCCGCGCCGGTTCTGTCGCCGATGGCGTGCCAGGGAATGATCTGAAACTGAGGGTAGCCGTCCGGCGTTTCTGTGTAAACGCATGCGCTGTCCCCGTCGCGATCCACGGCGACGCTTTGCATGAAAAGCCCCGTTTGAAAATCGTTCCCGTCGATAAATGCAACTTCGTAAAATTGTCCCCGAAGCCATTCCTCGGCCACTTTGCCCCATGCCTTGTCGGCCCCCTCGAATTTTGGGAGCCACGACCGCCCGACCGCAAACATCGATTTGTCGTTGATGGCTCCAGCCACCGGACCGAAGTTCCAGTAAAGTTTTTGCGACGCGGAAACGATGTTGCGCCATTCCCCGACCGACACTTCTTTCTGCATCCCGCCGGCGTGGGTCCCCCAGTAGGGGCGATTCCCCGACCATCCGCCGTTGATCATCCGGTAATGCCCAGGCATCCCGATGCCGCCGGCGTGCGACGCTACGGTCGGTTTCTTGAAAAAGTTCAGGATTTTGTCGAGCATTAGCTGAATATGGCTTGGGTCCGAGTAACAGGGGCGCAAAGTCCGCGCGCCTTGTGGTCAAGCGCGAGTTGAGCAAAGGTCAGGATTTGCATCGGGGTCAGGCTCGATGGTACCGAAAACTGAAAGCTCGATCCATTGACACTCGAGGAGACCAGCACGCCTGATCCCGCCTGGACGATATCGAATTGATTATCCCGGAGCGCCCGAAGCGCGGCGACATCCTGCTGGAGGAAAACCGAAAGAATAATCTGAGGCGCCGCGATCATGCTCAAGTCTTAGCTGTCAACCTGCCCCTTCAGAAGCCCGACCATCATTGCCGCGGCGACCTGCATTGCCTCGCAATCCCAAAGGTGGTTGTGGGTCCGTACCTTGACGTATCGCATTTTGACCTGCTTGGTACTCTTGTCCACGGTGTCCCGTTTCACTTCGGAGTTGATTTGGTTCAGGTAGCCCTCGGCGCCGTTGTCGCTGACATCGTGCGGAAATTCCCAATGGGGCGCCCCCGCCGCTCGGAGTCGGACAAGTTCGTCCTTCACTCCTTCGTTGGACCAATAGATGTATCGAGCGTTCCCCCCGTTGGGCGCCTGTGCCATCTTTGCCGGAGAGAAAAACCGTTTAACCTGCGTGCGCCCGTCTCCGTGGTTGAAGCCGTCATAACCGGATCCGTGTAGGGCGGTCCACCCATACCGAACACAGTCATCATAAACAAACCCCGTGAAAAACTGCGCGTCCTGAAAGGTGAGCTTATCTTTGACTTTCAACCTTTGCTGCAAATTGCGGATTGATTCGCTCGTCAGTAATTTGCCCTCCCAGATCAACCGGCTCGACCCATCTGCACGCCACGCTCGACAGATTGCCCAAAAGTGATCCCGCTGGCGGTCGACTGTCAGAAATCGAGTCATTTCCCCGTCGATGGCTTGCCCGTCGATAAATTCCGATTTGGAATAATCTGAAGCGGTCAGCGAAATTGCCGGCGCCTCTGAAACTTCCTTCCAAACCTGCGCCAGCCGTTTTTGTAAAAATTGCCGAAGCGCTGAAAAGTCTCCGCGGTTTTTTAGCTCCTGCGCTTTTACCCATTCAATCACCAGTGAACTCCATGGGATCCAGTAAACGGAAAGCGCGGACCAAATGAACGACGCCGCTCCGGCCACCGGGTTGCATTCCTGCCGCTCGTACCGTCCCCGCTCCGCCATTGCTCGCCGGCCTCCGGTGGTGTCCGCGGTCGCGTGTTCGCAGTGGGGGCAAACGTGCCGGACCGATGCCGTGAGCGCTTCCCAGTCCCATTCCCCCGACGCGGTCTTTGTTTCGTCGTATCGGATCGAAGACCACAACATCTTGTGCCATTTGCCGCACGATTCGCATTCCGTCCCCCACTCGTTGAGGTCCCCAGCGTCAAAAAACGCGTCGGCCTCGTGGTTTTGGTCCCAGCCCTGACTGATTCCGATCACTACCGAGTTCCAGCGGTCGTGGGTCCGGCGGACCGCCTCTCCGATCATTCCATCCCGATACCTCCAAATCTCGTCCATCCAGACATATCGCATGGACTTTTCTTGGAGACTTGAAAGGTTTGCGCCTGCCAAAAACAAAGGCATGTGCGGGAAAAGTATGCTGGTTTTCCGTTTTTGGTGGCGGTCTTTCGGAAACAGCTTTGCCACCGGCGGACACGCGTTCAGCACGGGAATGAGTCGAGTCTCGGCAAAGTCCTTTGATGTGTCGTCCGACTGCCCGACCAGCAACATCCCCCCAGGCGCCTCGGCGACCACCCAAGTGACCAAAAGTTCAAGGAGCGTCGTCTTTCCGCCTCCGACCGGGGCGCGGATCGCAATTTGTCGAGTCGCACCATCCGAGAACCGCCGGATGATTTCGTTAAGCCACGGGGCGATCCCGGGGTCAAAGTTTGAGGACCGCGCCGAGTGCGGTAATCGGACATTATCCCGCAGCCACTCGATAGGATCCCCCGAGAAGCGGCGCTGCATTCCTGCGGACCACGCGTCAAATACCGTTGCTTTCATCCGCCTCCAGTCGCGCCTTACCTAAGTCCTCGCACTTGGCTTTGACCTTGTCGACCAGTAGGTCAATCCGTGCGAGCATTTTATCGCGGATCTGAGTCTCGAGTAATCCGACAAGCTGTCCTGGTACGTCATTTGCCAGTGCGTACAGCTCCGCCGTAAACGCGGCCACGGCGGCGATTACGTCCTCCCGCACCTGGTCAACGGGAATCAATTCGCCCTTTTCCCGCGCGATCTTTGACCTGATCAACTCCGATTCCAGTCGGACCTTTTCAACCCGTGCTTCCTCGAGCTTTGCCTTGTTGCGCTCGCGGCTTTCGCGGGTCACTGGTTCGGTGATATCGATGCCGTCCTTCTGTAGGGTCCTAAGCTCCTGCCGCGACAATGCACTATCCTTCGCAATTGCTCGCGTCGATTTCTTGGGGTTGCCACTAGGGGTTGCGTCTGCCACAGCCAACCTATACCACTGCTTGGGTTGGTGGTCAAAAAGCAACACTCACAAAACTTCGTCGGAAGACACATCAACTCCGACTAGTAGCCCAGAGTAAAAGATTCCTTCCCCCGGGGTAGGTATGCCCCCCGCCGCGCCCCCACTCTCCAATGGTTAACGATTCGGCGGGAGGCTTTGCCTGCCCCGTTAGGGACAACCGCATTTCCTTGCGGCGTTGTGACAAATCTCGTTTCATAGCAAGAGTCCTGCCTTTGCTGACTCCTTCCTGAATATAAAAATCGGCTCGGCTTTTTGCCCACAAAACGTGATTGATGCAAGGAGTAAATCGATCACAGTTTCCAATACAAAGCCCTCTTGCCTTGCGATCCGAACACAATCCGACTCAAGGGAATTGTGACTCCGCACGTTGGCCACATTAAGCGCAAGCCATCCTTTCGGCCTTAGTGAAGCATGTGCCTGTTTGATCATCGGCCTCAAAAATCCTTCATTCCAATCCCCTGGTGTTGTGTATTTCTTCCAGCTTTGCGTTTCTTCGTCAGAATACTTTTCACAGTTAAAGTAGGGCGGTGAAGTAAATACGATGCTTAATTGATCCTTTGGCTTGAATGTCTCCGCGCATTCCTGGTGCAGTTCCACCTCTGTGCGCCACCCGTTAAGCTCCCCCTGCATCTGTATCAACCCGCTAAATGTTTGCGTGCTCGGATCCGTCCCTATGTACTTTCGCACCTTAGGTGTCGCCATCGCCCCCATAAGTCTGCCTCCAAATCCCGCGCATGGATCCCATACGGTTCCGCCCCCGAGTAAATCATAAACCGCCGCAGCCGCGGTCGGCCTGAAGTTTGAGACGCATTGCACCCCTGAACACGTCCTGAATGCCTTCCTGAGGTTTGACTGACTCATCTCCCCGTTTTCCATTAGTGCCTTGTCCCCGCCCCACTTCAGTCGACTCTTTAGCGCTCGGCGCCTCATTGCCGCGTCGGTAAAAGCATCCATCGCGGTTTTTGCTTTGTTGCATTTGATCGACCAGGAATGAGGGAAGTAAGACCACGCCACTCCGAGTCCCGTTGCGCTTTGCTGGATTTTGCCGTTCTGAATCCACCGTGAATCGTCCGACTCGCGCATGGCGACCATCGTTTGAAACTTTTGCCCGATGGAAAACCGATAGAACGGAAAGCCGTCTCGGTCGCATTGCTTTGATATTCGCTCAATTATTTCTTCACTCATTTGCCGGCCTCCTCATAAAATCTTGCACACTCCCCTTCAAAGCCCAGAAGCAACGACGCCCCGACCACCCCATCGCGCTGCTTCCCGATGTCGATGCGTCGATGTCTCTGATCAAGCTCAACGTCTTCTGTCGGCTTTGCTACCCTG